TAACAGTTCCCGCCGCGCCGTTCCATTCAAAAATACCAAACACACTATTTGCTGTATCAAACCAATATGTGCCATCTGCTGGATTCGCCGCTGGCGCACTCGCAGAAGCCATTAGCTCTGATGTGTTTAGTGTTGCTCTAGTTACGTAAGCTCTGTTAGCTACTCCTAAATATGAGTAGGCCGCTTGTAACCCGTATTCGTTTAATTCACTACCATGTAGTGCGTTGTTGTTTGTGTCCGTATAGAAAGTCGGATCTCCAAACAAGTCTGTTAATTCTCTTTGTGAGGTAACCAAATAAGGTTTACCTGCATTTGCCGCAATCGTTGCCGACGCAGTCCCTGTTCCAGCACCGTTTCTCTTGTCTTGTGCGGAAACAACAAAAATCATTGGTACTGTACCTGGCTCAGCTGGTGTATAGAAACTTTCGTCTATAACGCTGACCTGTACTCCTGGTGATACTAAAGCCATTTTATTTTCTCCTGTTGATATAGCATGTTACTATTATTTATACCATTTTGCATAAAAGGCCTCTTTATCTACCCCTAAAAAGGGATCGAAAAGGGCAGGTAAATACATATATGAGACCTTTATGTAAATGTGGCGTTAAACCTGTAGCAATTAACTATTATAAAAAAGGAAAACCGTTTTATAGGAGTAAGTGTGAGTCATGTCTTAGACATGGCAAGCCTGTACATGGTGCTCCTAAGTGGAAACAGTCTGGTTATGAAAAGAAACAGATTTGTGACAAGTGCGGATTTAAAAGCAAACACAAAGAACAGTTTTCAGTATACTATATTGACGGTGATCTTAATAATGTAAGATTTAGTAACTTAAAAACAATATGTGCTAATTGTAGTAAAATTATGTACAAAGAAGGATTTAAATGGAAGCAAGGTGATTTGCTACCTGACTTCTAAGTTCGTCAATAGTACCATTGTTTTCTAATGTTTGTGAAAATTTAGTATGAGCCCAAGCCCATTCGCTAGGGTGTATGTCACTAGGCTCTGTATCAAACTCAACATACTCTGTAAACCACTTAGGATCTTGTCCACGTTTTACACGCCATACATGTCCGCCTACTTCATGTAGCATTTTTGCTTCATTAGGAAAACGTGTATCAGGTAATACCCAATTAATGTTTGGATTGTCAATAATTTTCTGCTTTACTAGGGATACCCAAATACCATCATAGAATCCGTTACGCATACATTCTGTACCAAATTCTTGTAATACTAATCTAGGTGTAATTGTACGTCCGGTTTCTTTTGACCAAAACTCGTCTACTTTTTCACGCCATTCTCTAGATTCTGTTGTTTTGCCGTCAAGCATATCTCTGCTCCACCCAAACATAACGCCTACGCTATCTTTAAGTTTATCTGCAAATGATATCTTTTGGAAATTATGTTCACTAATCAAATAATCAGCAATAGTATCTTTACCGCTACCAATTAACCCACATATACCAATAATCAAAGTCTGACTCCTCATAAAATAAAACTATTATACAATAGATTTATCAGGAAGTCAAGTGTTTATTAGCCGATTGTGAATCCGTAGCCTACGCCGCCAGCAACATTTAGTTTTAGTTCTTCTTCTAGCTTTTCCATTTCAGCTTGTGCTTCTGCTTTGAGTGCATCACCGTTAAGCGTTGAACCACCTTGTGGTCCTGCAATGGTTGCGAACTTACTACGTGCTTCGCCTAGCATATACTTACAACTAGCAAGGGTATAATCTTTAATCCATTGCTTACCAAGATAGTCTTTAAGTAATTCACTATCTGGTCTGTGATTGTAAACATATAGCAGTAATGTTTCTTCTGCTCTAGGTCTTTGTAAAACTGTTAATTTTTTAGTTGTAGTATTCCAATTAAATTCGATAAAAGAACCAAACATACGTCCTACAAGTTCTTGGTACTGACTAAACATATCATATGTTGCTAGTCCGCCCATGTTAGAACTTGATAACAAGTAAGTGTTAGTGTATGCCATGTTGAATGGTTCAAACTGTGTACCACCATCGCCGCCACCTGAACGTGAACCAATTGAACGTCTAAATAATTTTCTAACTTCTACAACTTCTTCTGGTAACGTATATTCATTTTGATCAATTATTGTAGGCATAAAAAGATATGACTCTTCAACTGAGTTATCTGAACGCTGTCTAAATTTGCCAAGGGCTTTTTCTAGTGCAGTTTCATAATGAATAGGGTCAAGTTCAACATCGACCATGCCTCCGCCTAACATAGCGTTTACATAATCGAATACATCTTGTTTTTGTGTGCTTAATGCCATTTCTTGTTCTCCACTAGTATTTATGCTAACGATAAATACTTATACTATGCCAAGACTCAGTTTATACAAACCCGAAAAGGGCAACGATTACGATTTCTTAGACAAAACTATCACCGAGATGTTTACAATAGGTGGTACAGATGTCTTTGTACATAAGTATCTAGGCCCCGCAAATCCGGACGAAGCAGACGCTACGCCGGCACAACCTCGTTACGATGCTGTTAAAGAAACCAACATACAAGACATGTTATTCTTAGAAAACAGAGATCGTAAGTATGATCCAGACATTTATACAATGCGTGGCATTTATAATATACAAGACATTGACTTTGATATGAGTCAATTCGGATTGTTCTTACAAAACGATACATTGTTTATGACAATTCCTATTAATTATAGTGTTAGAACACTAGGGCGTAAAATTATGCCAGGTGATGTTATTGAACTTCCACACTTAAAAGACGAACATGCACTTAATGATTATAGTGTAGCACTAAAACGTTTTTATGTTGTAGAAGATGTAAACAGAGCCGCTGAAGGTTTTACACAAACTTGGTATCCACATTTATACAGAATTAAATTAAAACAAATTGTTGACTCGCAAGAGTTTAAAGAAATACTTGATTTACCTTCAGAAGAAGGAAGTACAAATACACTACGTGATGTGCTTAGTACATACGAACAAGAAATGCAAATTAATAATGCTGTACTTGCTCAGGCAGAAGCTGATGCACCCAAGTCAGGATACGATACTACAAACTTATATACTATTGCTAAAGATGAAGATGGTAACGTAGCATTAAAAACAACAGATATAACAGACATTGATGTAAGTTCACAAGAGCTGTTAGCTGATAGAATTACAGAAACACCAACACGTTCTGAGTACAATGGTTACTTAGTTGGCGATGGTATACCACCTAATGGAGAAGCATTTGGACATGGACCTGGGTTTCCAACTAGTTCAACCGAAGGCGACTATTGGTTAAGGACAGACTTTATGCCTAATAGATTATTTAGACAAGACGGTAGCCGTTGGGTCAAACAAGAAGATGCAGTACGCATGACAATGACAAATACAGATACTAGAGCAACACAAAAAGGTACATTTGTTAACAACTCAACACAAAACACTATTGGCGGAGAAACTGTTGTAGAAAGACAACCGTTAAGTAAAACACTAAAGCCAAAGGCAGATAATTAAGATGCAACATTTTTATGATGGACAAATAAGAAGATACATTACTCAAATGGTTAGACTGATGAGTAATTTTTCATATGCTGACAGCAAAGGCAATCTTGTACAAGTTCCTGTTATGTACGGAGACATTACAAGACAAGTTGGCGCTATTATAAAAGACAACAGCGAAAATAAAATTCCAAGTGCGCCACGCATAGGAGTATATGTTACTGGATTAGAAATGGATCGTACTAGAACTGCTGATTCATCATACACAGGCAAAGTACATCTTAGAGAACGTGCATATGATGCAGAAGGTAAAGAATATTTAAATACACAAGGTAAAAATTATACAGTTGAACGTATGATGCCTACACCGTATACACTAAATGTTAATGCAGATATTTGGTCTACTAACACAGAACAAAAACTACAAATTATGGAACAGTTATTAATGTTCTTTAATCCTAGTTTAGAAATACAAACTACAGACAACTATGTAGACTGGACAAGTTTAAGTGTTGTTAATTTAGAAAATATTAATTTTAGTAGTAGAAGTATTCCTATGGGAGTTGATACTGAAATAGATGTAGCAACACTAGGATTTTCAACACCAATTTATATTAGTCCTCCTGCTAAAGTTAAAAAGCTAGGTATTATTACAGATGTTATAATGAGTATCTTTGATGAAACTAAAGGCACTATTAACTTAAAACAATCAATGCCAGAGCTTAATGCATATGATGATAGTTGGGCAAACAGTACTAAAAACAAAGACAGTTCAGAAAGAATACATATACAAGTGAATACAGCATTAAACTATGATGCTATTGTTACTAACAATATTGTACAACTTGGTAAGAATGGTATATCAGGAGAGATCAGTTGGCGTAATCAACTTGAAATACTACCTGGAGAATACAGAGCAGGATTAAGTAAGATTTATTTAAACAGAATTGATTTAGGTGCTCCTGTTGTAGGTACTATTGCACTAAACGATTTAGACGAAACACAACTTATTGTTAATTGGGATGAAGATACTATTCCAACTAATACAGTAATGGGATTACCAAATAGTCCGCAAAAAGGAACTATTGAAGCAATTATTGATCCAACAAGAACTAATCCAACTAGCTTAAAAGTACCTGGTAATAGAATACTACTACTAGGTGATATTGGTGCTACAGAAAATACAGATGGTGCTGATGCTTGGAAGGATACTAGCGGTAATGACACATTAATTGCTAGTGAAAATGACATTATTGAATGGTCTGGAACACACTGGCAAATTGTATTTGACTCAAGTACTAAAACAGAGCCAGCAACAGATGTTACATATACAACCAATTTAA